AGTCTGCTGGATCTTTCATACGGCTATACTTCTGCATATTCTCCAACCAAGCAAAACCTGGCTCACCAGAGATAGCAATAGATTTAGCTGCTTCTGTATAGTCTTGTCCTACTTCTGCAAAAATAGAATTATTAGATGCCCAACGCCATCCACCAAACTTATATGACCACTCGTAATGCTCATACTGTTTTGCAATTTTACCTCTTGCATCCCAATCACCATTATATGTGTCATAATCTTCTTCACTCAGTTCTTTGAGTTCTAGTGGAGCTACTGACCCAGTTTCTACTCCAGCTTGTTGCCAATCTTTCATACGCATAAATGCTACATCATCTGGTTCACCAAATGCGATCTCAGCAGTTCTACGTACATTACCAGCTACTACAATTTTACCAATCATATTCATAATATCAGTAATATCTACAGAAGTAATCAACGGACTATTAGAGCGTGCTCTACCTTCAAGAATACCTTTGATACCGTTAAAGCCTTGAATCAATGGTTCTGGTCCAGAAGCTACACCACCGAATCCTACAATAGGTTCTCCATAGGCTCTAACTTCACTAGTATCCATTTGTACTGGTGCTGATCCTTCGTCCATATATGAATCAATTAAGCAAGAAATAGCTTCGACCCATCCTTCACGAGAATCTTCTACCCTAACCAACTCAGGTGAACCTTCTGGGATATGTGATGCAATTTTTCCTGCACCTTTAGTATCAAATCCTACACCAACACCTACCATAGACATATCCATAAGGAAAGCAAATGACTTAGACATTTCTGCATCGATATTTTCTGTTGATACAAATGCACAATTATTAAGAGCTGCTCCGCCTTTATCCCAAATGAAGGGTGTACCCATCATCCACAATCCACGACCAGGAGGCATCCATTTAAATTCGAATAATCTCTCTGCTGCTTCTTCTGCGAGTTTGTGCGCTCGCTTTTCATCCCATGTAATATACGAGGATACTGAGTTAGTTTTAAGAATCGAGAATGATCCTTCCATAACTCTAATTACGCAATCTGCCCATGTTTCAAGATTTCCAGTATCTTCCATCTTGCGAGCATATGTACGATAGTATGTAAATTCTGATAGGCCACCAAAGCCCCAATTTACTGATCTGTTTTTTAGTTGTTCTTTAAATTCTTTCTTAAAAGCGAATTTAATTGGAAATTTTCCAGGTGCAATCATTTTATTCTCCTAAACACATTTAGAACAGTAATAACAACGGATTGAAGTTACTGTATGCTTGATATATTTTCTTCTTTAATGATAGAGATTTTATCTATCAGGGGGTGGGTAAAATCATGAGATATTAAAAACACATTTAGATCATGCTCTTGTTGTAGTACCTCAATCAATTTGTCTTTGCCTTCGTCGTCTAATACACCCGTAATTTCGTCTAAAAACAAAAGATTTATACTACTGCCTCCAAGTTTAGAAAGCAGAGTTCTAATAGCTAATAGAATGGATGTTTGGATTCTAGAAAATTCTCCTCCAGATACCGTTTCAATAGGAGTAGAAGCTCCATTATTTATAACTGCAATATTTAATTTCTCTTTGTCTAACTTAAATTCTACTTGGAATTGTCCGTCACTTAACAAAGATAGGTAATGATTAATTGCAATTTCTAGTTCTTTTGTTAGATTTTCTAGTTTAAAGGCTACAATACCAGATGTGCTAAACGCTTTTTTCAGAATGTTTAACGCATTAATCTGGTCTGATTTAACTAATATATCATCTTTTAAAACATTCTGTCTATTTGTAAAATCCTTTTTTTGCTCTATAAGAGCATCTACTTTAGCATTATGTGCTGCTACAGATTCATTATGAGCTTGTGCTTTATTGTTACTATTAGTCTGTAGATTATATTCTACAGTTAACTCTCTAATACGTTCTTTACTTGCGTCTATATCAGGATACTCAGTAGTTAAATTACTATCTATAACACTATGTAAAGTTTCCCAACGCGCTATATTAGTTTGATTAGTTTCCCACTCCTTTGTATCTGTTTCTATAGTTTTAATTTCTTGTGACCATACTTTAGCTTTTTTTATAGCTTCTGCATGTACTGATAACTTATCTACTATCTGTTTACTAAGTTCTGTAGCCATAGATTCAATATGAGTAGTATCTATAGCTTGTCCGCATGTAGAACAATGCGATGTTAGATCTACTCCTTCTAATTCTTTTTTATGTGTAGATATTTCTGACATAAGAACTGCTAAATCATGTTTAAGAGTTTGATATTCATTATAGTACATAAAAAGTTCTGGTTTAGTTATTGTACCGTCAAACTTAATAGATTTAAATTCCTGTATATATAAATTATTTTTATCTATCTTTTTACAAATATCATTATAGTTTTTAATCTCTTGCTGTAGTATACCAATTTCTTGTTGTAGATTTGCTTTTACTTCTGGTATAGTTACTGCACTTTTTTTATCAGGAATAGAAGTACTACTAAGAAAGTCTTCTATTGATTTTAGTTCTCCTTGTAGTTTAATATTATCTTTTTCTGTATCAGATGTTTTAGCTTTAATCTTATCACCTATAGTAATATACTTTTCTAGATTAAATAAGTTGATTAAAAACTTCTTACGATTAGTGTCTGTAGCTTTTAAAAAGTCTAGTAAGTCAATAGATGATTGATAAGTTAGTTGTGAGAATACTTCAAAATCTGTACCCACAACTTGTGATATTTTTTTATAAGTATCTAGAACCTTATGTTCAGATTCGTCTATCCCATCTTTCGTAAACTTAACTTTAGTTTGTGCTCCTGATCTAGTAACTATAACTTCACAATCACTAGAATCACAAGTAAAAGTTAGGGTAGCGTTCCAAGACTTATCCTTGACCCAACGATTAAGAATATCAGTTTTCTTAATTCCTTTTACATTTTTATTAAAAAGTATTTCTTGTATAATCATAGCAATCGAAGACTTACCGCTGCCATTAGGGGCGGTAAGCTGTGTAATACGACTATTATCTAAACTGATTACATTGTTTTCTCCATAGGAAAACATATTTGAAAACTTTAATTGTTTCAAAATTATGTTACTCATAGTAAGTATCCTTAAATGCTTGTTTACTAAATAACTCCCTCAAATATCTTAGAGTAAACCTATCCCATGTGATAAATGTTTGCCTACGATTATTATGAGTTGAAAATAATCTGTCTTCTAGTATAGGTATAATATTAGCACTTTTTTCCCAACCTGTCATTTTGATTCTACGTTCGAGTTGGGGATATGCTTCGTAAATAAAATCATTATTCTTGTCACCTGGTTGTTTATCATCAAAAGCAGCAGCATAATGACAAAATATAGGTTCTAATGAGGTGAAAGTAAAAAACTTATGCTTTTTAGCAATAGCATACTTAACTATATTAGGTGAGTCTTCCCACCATCCTATACCAATCTTTCTGTGAAAATCAGGATTATGTCCAGAAAACACAATAATCTCATTAGTCTTTATACCTTCAAACATATTAGTTAGTGCTACTTGAGAATAAGAGTGGGTAAATTGCCCATGCTCTACAGCATCACGTATGGTATGGCTCATCATCTTATCTACAGATAAATTTACAATACTATAGTCTATAAAGCGTTGTTTACAATACTTAGCTGCATAGCCAATATCATAATCATTTACTCCTTCAAATAGTCTTTGAGAAACAGCTCTAAAAGGTATACCTTGTGTGTAAAAAGATTCAGCTGTTACTTCTGAATCTATACCCCCACTTAGCGCCAATACAAATTTATAATCACTATATTTCTTAGCAAACATAGCTACTAGTGAGTCTAAATCTTGTTTAAAAGATTCTCCCCTACGTTTATACTCAGGGGCTGTTACTCTACAACCCATGCTAGGTAAAAATGCAGAACATTGATAATCAATATCTGGTCTTAGATGTGTTTTATTTTGTAGATATTCCCAGTATACTCTGTTTAGTGATAAATCAATTTGCATATATACTTTTAAACTCCGTTAGTACTTTATCGGTATCTGATACTTTAATATGATCTAGATATATTTCTAGTTCTTCATGTATAGTTTTATTTTTAAGGTTTAGTTTAGAACCTTCTGTGGGTTTTTCTACCATCTTTTTATCTAGTAGTTCTGAATTAGCTATTGAAGCCAATTCGTCTAATGACCCTGTAATTTCGTATATTACATGATGTCTAGCATCTGTTTTCATATCTTCACCCACAGTAATTTTACGACGTAACAGTTTGGGTAAGTCTAGATTGTGAAATGTTCTAGTATAGTTGTGAGAGTCAACCACATCATAAATGTCTACTCCATACTCACGTTTATCATCTCTGTCAAATGTAGTATTCAACGGAGAGCCAGGATAGTAGCAATTACTGTCACCATAACGATGATTAAAGTGTAAATCACCAAGTAAGCATAAGCCCCAAGGGGAGAGTAAGGAAAAATCATATTCAGGTGTAATGTGTGGAGGCACCTCACCCCTAATATGCGTAACCAAAATATCATCTTCCACATACTCTGGTAGATTGTTGACTTGCATCTCACCATACGGGAAAAAACAGAATGATGTTTTACCCACAGTCGCACGTTTATTTTTCGTAAAAACATGTACGTTCTCATTTTTAATAGCATTTCTTTCGGTAAAATGTTCAAAGAAAGATTCTCCTTTTCGGGTGGCTTCATGGTTGCCTGGAATGATGTATGTAGGTATGGTGACTGAATTGATATAGCTTAAAAACAAACAGATTTCATCTGGTTCTGGTTTTTTATCAAATATGTCACCAGCTATGATATGAACATCACAGTCTTTTTCAAGATCTAACAGTTTAGCAAACATACTTTTGAATCTAGCCATTTGCCAAGTGTATGGTACTTTTTTCTTGTGTAGTAGAATATGCCAATCTGCACTGCATAGTATTTTAGTCATTTATCTGATCCTTTATTTTATTAGCTACTCTACGATTCCAGATTGGACCATAGTGCATTCCATCCGGCGCAAAATCATAATCTTTTAGTCCTATATTAAAATCTACACCTTTATCGCCAGTAACTATACCCCCAAACTCTAGTTCTAAATCTCTTATATATAAACACAGTATTCTGTCTTTATAAATCGACTTTAATATATCTTCATATTGTTCTTCTAAAAAGTCAAAATGTTCTTGAGTAAGCATTATTTTTCGCACAGCATCTGATATTTTGTCTGATACTAATCTTTCTGACATATTAAAACCATCTTCTGAATATATATTAATTCTACCAGAATATGTCCATAATATAATTAATTTCTTAACATCAGTTTCTGCTAATACTTTTAAAGAATTAATAAATGTATGTTCTCTTGATGCTCCATTAGCTCCTAAATTTACACAATTAGTATTAGTAATATCTGTTAGTATACTAGGTATAGTATTTTCATTCTTATTAGATTCTCCAAATACATGAGAACAACCAATCATTGCATAACTATTTTTCCAATTTATTGAATCAAATTCAGCACATCTAAATCTTTGAGAGTTTAATTGTGCTTTAGGTGTGTATCTTTGTGCGGCTTTCATAATTTTATTTGATATGGTTAGTAATTGTAACATTTAATAAATTGTCTTTCGTAGAAAAGTATGCTAATTTAGTTGTCTAGCAAGTGAACAAAGTTACACCGCAGGTGAAAAGCTATTGAACACGCGTCGTCTATATGATGTTGCGTTGGCACGAAGTGCCACAGCGGGGAACGTAGTTCCGTATAGTTTATTTGCCGGCTACACCTATGTCTATTTTTAGGAGCCATGCTTCTTCAAAGGATTCTCTAGATCGTACTTGTACTTCTTGATTTCCCCATATTCTTTTGAAGTAGCTATCATACATTGCTACAATATGTTCGTCTTGCCACTCATCGGGTATTAAATGACCTTTGACGCACCAATGCATAAAATGTGCCTCTTTTAAAGACACATTCATATGTACACTATATGAGTCTAGTTCTCGAAGATATTTTTTCATATTAATACTTTTAAGTAATTGGCCCCTGATTACTATCAGGAGCCTATATTTATTATCCGTTACCTGTCTGTATAATTTTAGTAACGTCACCCTCAAAAGAATGAGTACCTACATGGTTAAGTTTAGTATTAGGATCTAACCAGATCTCTCCACCAAGTTTTTGCCATCTTCTACAGAATGTATAATCTTCAGATAAGTATCTATTATCTTCTGGATCATGTATTGTATCAAAAAATGAATAACAATATTTATTAAACTTTTCATCAATATTAGAATCATTACGATAATGCAGTTCAGGATATTCTTGCATCATTTTTTCAACTACTTCACGTTTAACTAAGAAAAATCCAGTAGAGGCATCCAATACTTCTACTGCACCATTTTCAATTCTAATCTGTTTCTTTTCTTGATTAATAAACTTAAAGTTAATCGCATATTGAATTGGTAAAGCTTTTTTAGGGTATGCAGCTGCCATAATAGGTTTGTCATAAGCCATCATTCTAAGTAAATCATCTGCTTGAAACTCAATATCTGCATCAATAAACATTAAATGTGAACAATCACTTTCTAGAAACATAGCAGTTAGAATATTACGACCTCTAGTAATTAATGATTCATTACGCAAGGTAGTAATTCTAAAATTAATACCATGCTGCATAAATGTCTGTGATGCTCTGAACATTGATAAAAAGAATTGATCTGTAACCATTCCTCCGTAACATGGAGTAGCAAAAAATATATTCATTTTTCTTAGAATATTTAGATCAATAGTAGCTTGATCACCATCTACAGCTTTAAAAGCACCAAATGTATTAGTCGGTGCTTCTTCGGTAGGACTGGAATCTACAGATGTAGATTCCATAGCCGCTAGTGATTTCTTCATGCTAAGTCATCCACATCCTCTTGAGGCTTAAACTCGTCGGATACGTCTCCGGCAAAATAAGCAGTATTTTTGAGGAGCCACTCTTTTTGCTCTTCATAAGTTTGACGCTTGTAAATTTTAGTAAGATCAAACAATTCTAAACCTTTTTCTGCATCTGTTAATGCTGCATTGTTACGTGCAGGAATACATGTATATTTTACATTTTGAGGAAGTGGTCCTGTTTTCTCTTTTTTAACAGTAAGGTCATATCCTGCTTCTGCATCTGAGGGATTACCATAGTCAGGATTAGTTGCATAGTCCACAATTTGTGAGTAGATTGTAGAACGAAGATCAAACAATTTAATTTGTCCATCTGCTCTATCAATTACATTACAAACGTATGAGAATTGTGGTTTATCTGCATAAATAGCATCATCAATCTCTTTAAAAGGATCTTCTGCTTTATTGTCAAATGATTCTGTATCGCGGCTAAATTGTAGACACTCTACAGGCATTTTTTTACCTT